TTTCCAGTAGAAATTTATGACAATAATGATGCAAATCAGACAGAATTGAAAATTTAATTAAAAATAGGTTGATGTTTTTTAAATGATGGAGTCAAAGAAAAATGACTCCTCATTTTTATAAATATAACAATATATTGTATAGTATTAACATAAACATCAACAAAAGAGGAAAATGATGTTCAAAAATGTAATAAAAAGAGATGGCAGACGCCGTAAGTTTAATCCAAGTAAAATAATTTTAGCAATTAAAAATACTTTAGTTGAAACTAAAGAAAAGGATCCAAAAGATGAATTGCTAGATCATTTGGAAGAACGGGTTGAGGAAGAACTTGAAAAGAAGGGATATAAAGTTCCTTCTGTTGAGCAAATTCAAGATGAAGTTGAGAGAGTTTTGATGCTTCATGGTCTTACTTCTACGGCGAAAGCTTTTATTGTTTATAGAACAACAAGAGATAAGGCAAGAGAAGAGGCAAATTTTCTACTCGATTATAGAAATTTAATGGATTCATATCTTAAACAAAATGACTGGAGAGTAAAGGAAAATTCAACAGTTACATATTCTCTGGGCGGTCTTATTCTTGGAAATTCTGGCGCAGTTACTGCAAATTACTGGCTTAATAATGTCTATGATAAAGAAATTGCTAAGGCACATCGTAATGCTGATTTTCACATTCATGATGCCGCAATGTTAAGTGCATATTGTGCAGGCTGGTCATTGAAACAATTGTTGCTTGAAGGAATTTCTGGAGTTCCTGGGAAAATTTCTTCCAAGCCAGCCAGTCATTTATCAACACTATGTAATCAGATTGTTAACTTTTTAGGAATAATGCAGAACGAATGGGCAGGAGCACAGGCATTTTCTTCTGTTGATACATATCTTGCACCATTTGTAAAAATCGACAATCTTACACAAGATCAGGTAAAACAGGAAATTCAAAGTTTAATTTTTGGATTGAATACACCAAGTCGTTGGGGAACACAAAGTCCATTTACTAATTTTACATTTGATTGGACTGTTCCTAATGATTTGGCAGAACTTAACTGTATTGTTGGCGGCAAAGAACAGGATTTTTGCTATAAAGATTGCAAGAAAGAAATGGATATGGTGAACAAGGCATTTCTTGATGTTATGAATGAAGGTGATGCTAATGGAAGAGGATTTCAGTATCCAATTCCAACATATTCCATCACAAAGGAATTTGATTGGTCAGAATCAGAAAATACAAAATTACTTTTTGAAATGGCCGCAAAAACTGGACAGCCTTATTTCAGTAACTACATCAATAGTGATATGAAACCTAGTGATGTTAGAAGTATGTGTTGTAGGTTGCGTTTGGACCTAAGAGAGCTTCGCAAGAAGTCAGGCGGCTATTTTGGCAGTGGAGAAAGCACAGGATCTATAGGTGTCGTAACTTTAAACCTACCAAGAATAGGATATCTTGCTGAAAATGAAAAAGATTTTTATGTAAGATTGGATAAGTTGATGGATATAGCAGCAAGATCACTAGATATTAAACGTAAAACTGTTACAAAATTTATGGAAGAAGGATTATATCCATATACTAAAAGATATTTAGGTTCATTTAAAAATCACTTCAGCACAATAGCTACACTCGGAATGAATGAAATGTGTCTTAATGCTAAGTGGATAAAAAAGGATATTTCTTCTGCAGAAGGTCAAAAATTCACAATTGATGTACTTAATCATATGCGTGCGCGCCTTTCTGATTATCAGGAAAAATACGGGGATCTTTTTAATTTGGAAAGTGCTCCAGCTGAAAGTACAAGCTTAAGACTTGCGTTGCATGATAAGCAGACATATCCTGATATAATTACAGCAGGAAAAGGAAAAGATGTTTATTATACAAATTCTTCCAATCTTCCAGTGAATTTTACATCAGATATATTTACTGCTTTGGATCATCAGGATCCTATTCAGACATTATATACTTCTGGGACGGTGTTTCATTCATATCTTGGAGAAAAGCTTCCGAATTGGAAAGCCGCTGCTAATCTAGTAAAAAAGATTGCTGAAAATTATAAACTTCCATATTTTACATTGTCTCCAACTTATAGTATATGTTCTAAACATGGATATATAAATGGGGAAGAACATACATGTCCTATATGCGGACAAGAAACAGAAATATGGTCAAGAATTACAGGATACTATAGACCAGTTAAAAATTGGAATATAGGAAAAACTCAAGAATTCAAAGAAAGAAAAACTTACAAAATTTAAAATAATTTTTAATTTTCATCAGGATTGTCCACACGGACAGTCCTTTGTTTTTCTAGAGTTTTTTCAAATTTTTCTCTAGATTGATGCATATAATTTTTAGAAACATACATTCCGGCTGAAGTAAGAATAGGAACTAATGCGCAAAATACAGAACTCATGTTAGCAAAGTCGGAACTAGGAAGAAGTAAAAATTTTATAGAAAATGCTACAAGAAGGATATTAGTAAGACTAAGATCTCCGTTATCATTTAAAAGTCTAAAAAATTTTAAAATTCTTATGAATATATTTTGCTTTTTCATTATTATATTTATATAAATACAATATGGATAAAGTAAAATTAGTTCTTATCATCATAATACTTGCTGTATCTGCCTTATGCATATACCAATACAATTCTTCATGTACTAACAAAAAAACATATCAGTCAGAAAAAGTCAAGACAGAATTAGAATATCAAGAAAAAGTAAAGAATTTTTCATATCATTATGATTCATTAAATTCTGTTTATACATCTTTATTAAGTAAATACAATTTTATAGATTCTACAAGCAAAATTAAGAAAAATGATACAAAAATATATGAAAGAGTAATCTATAAGGATAGTATTAAAGAGGTTTATATTGAACATTCTGAATACGAAAAGGAAATGGAAGCTAAAATAGTGGCTCTTGAAGATTCTCTTTCAAAAAGAACTGATGTGAATGTTGTTAAAGATTCAGTTATTAAATATGATACAGTTTATGTAAAAGAAAAAGAAAAAACAGAAAGTGTAAAGAAAACTGAAACAATTGTAAAAGAAAAGAAATTTAATATATATGCTGACGGAACATTTACTATTGATAAAAAATTAAATACAGATTTTGGAGCGTCAGCTGGTGTTGATTATAAGGTTTTGGGGCCAGTATTTTTGGGCGTAGAAGCTTCCAAAAAGGGTTTTTCAAATTGGACAGATGGATATTCAATAAAAGGCAAAACTGGCCTTAGACTTCAGTTTTGAGGAAAAATGAAAAAGTACAAAGCAATAATAACAGAAAAAGAACTTCAAGAAATTTTAAGCATTACTCAACATCATATAAAAGAAGATTGGACAAATGAAGATGTTAAACATGTGGCTTTAGTCATAATAAGAAAATTTGCAAATGAAGTAGATAAATTAGATAGAATAGCAAATAGGGAAGTAAATAATTTTGCAATAGTTAATGACATATATGACATAAAAGAATTTAAAGAAGCTGTAATGCAAGAAATAGCAAAAGAATTACAATAGGAGATGGAATATGAAAAAGTATATGGTAGTTTTAACTGAAGATGAAATGAAAATTCTTAAAGAAAACAGGATTAATTTAAACAGAAAAGTTTCATTGGATGAACTTACTGATATGTCTTCGGATGAAGCTTTGACTATAATTAAAAATTATCTTTATATGGATATTGATGAAATGGACAAAGAAGAACTTAAGAATTTTGAAGATACAATGGAATCTTTTGCATATGACAGAGGATCATTTGCTGCATTAGTGAAAAAATATATTAAAGAGCATGATGATGAAACCGAAACAAGATATTCTGATGGCAGAGGGACTCCTTTATTCAATTTGCAGAAAAAATGTTTTGAAAAAATGAAAGAGGCCGCTGCTAAAAAACCGTCAGAACCCATTGAATATTCAGATGAAGATTCAGATGAAGAATGGCGAGTTGTAAGTCAGATGCCTCATAGGGAAATCTGGCAGAATACAAAGACTGGTAAAAAGAAAGTCATCTATATTGATTAAGAGGAAAAAATGATACCAAGTCAAAACTGCATTAACATGATTAAGATGTTTGAAGGTTTCAGGGCTAAACCTTACAAATGTCCAGCTGGTGTTCCAACAATAGGATACGGTTCAACGTTTTATTCTAATGGGAAAAAAGTTACACTTAAAGATAAACTTATCACAGAGCAAGATGCAACGAATTTACTTACAACTGTGGTTACGAATTTTTCTTCTGGAGTTAGTAAACTGCTAAAAATTCAAGTTACACAAAATCAATTTGATGCACTTGTAGATTTTGCTTACAATGTTGGAATTGGAAACCTTAAAAGCTCAACTTTGTTAAAAAAAGTAAATGCAAAGAATTTTTCTGGTGCGGCATTAGAATTTATAAAATGGAATAAAGCCGACGGAAAAGTTCTTCCTGGGCTAACTAAAAGACGTACAGCTGAAAAGGATCTTTTCATTAAATAGAAAAAATTAAGATAAAGAAAAATAGGCAGAAAAATAAATTTGCCTATTTTTATTTTTTATAAAAATTTTATATATTTTAATCGTTCAATAATTCCACCTTTTAAGGAGGAGTATGTATAACGATTTCTAATATATATTCATATGATCACAAGAGCTTTTGAAATACGATTATATCCTACCAATGAGCAAAAAGTTAAATTAAATAGAACTTTTGGGGCTTGTAGGTTCTTATATAATTGTACATTATATACTCAAAATGAATATTATAAAGAGCATAAAAGCTCACCAAATCAATTGGAAATCGTTAAAAAACTCAAAAATGATAATGTCTGGTTAAAAGAGATAGGTTCTCAAGCTTTATGTCAGTCTATCTGGGATCTAAACAAAGCATATAAGAACTGGTGGAAGTCGTTAAAAGGTGAATCTAAACAACAATCTAAAGCTCCAACTTTTCATAAAAAGAGTGGAAAACAGTCTTTCAGAGACTGCGAGATGAGAAAAGATTTCTTCAAATTAGTAGATATTGAAAATCGGAAGATATTTATACCTAAGATAGGAAGCGTAAGTTTTAGACAAGGATATGATTTTGAAAAGTATGACATAACTAAAGTACATAATATAACCGTAAAAAAGAGTAAAAGTGGAAAATACTTCTGTTCCATCTGTGTAGACTGTAAAGATCCAGTTCAGCTTGAAAAGAATGATAACGTTTATGCTTTTGATTTAGGTATAAAGGACTTCTTGATTGATAGTGATGGCTGTCTGATAGAAAATCCCAAATATTTTAGAGTTTCGGAAGAAAAACTAGCTCGTAGCCAGAGAAAGCTATCGAAAATGGTCAAAGGATCTAAAAATCGAGAGAAACAGAAGTTAAAAGTTGCTAGAATATACGAAAAGATTTCTAACCAAAGAAAAGATTTTCAGCATAAAGTGTCTTCAAAGATAGTGAACGAAAACCAAGTCATTATATCAGAAGACTTAAAATCAAGTAATATGATTAAGAATCATAAGTTAGCAAAATCCATTCAAGACGCTAGTTTTGGAACATTTTGCAATATGATTTCTTATAAGTCAGCTTGGTACGGTAGAGAATATGTCAAAGTTGGAAGTTTCTATCCTTCTAGTAAGCTATGTCATAAGTGTGGGTATAAGAATACCACTTTAACATTAGCCGACCGTGAATGGGAATGCCCAAACTGTCATACGCTTCTGGATAGAGACAAGAATGCTGCTTTGAACATATTAAATGAAGGTTTAAAAATATTAGGATCGGAACGGTCCGTTGAGCCTGTTGATACTGACAACATTAGTTGTCTTGAGCAGGAAGGTTTCACTCTTTAGCGTGGAGTTAGTTCACTATATGTTGTTTACATTATTAGAAATAAAAGATTTTTTGGAATTTGCAAAAAGATTTGATATGAAAATAGATACCAAATCAGATATGCCATTACATATTGTTGGACTTTATAATGATAGAAAAAAACTTTCATTTGCTAAAGGATATATTCCTATAATTTTTTCAATAAATCAAGAATTTACAATAAAGGATTATGGAAATTATGGAACATTATGTTTAGATGAAAATGAAAGAGTTTTTAGTTTAGATTTATTTACTGATATAATATGTAAAGAATCAGGACTTTATTTTGAAAATAAATTTAAATTTTTATCAGAAAAAGATTGTCTCAATGAGGCAAAGAAATGCTTGAATGAACTTCAAAAAAAATTAAACAAATTATATAAGAAACAAGAAGTTTTTAATTTGAGGAGACTATGAAGTATTATTATTGTGATAATGGAAAAGATAGTGTAACAGAAAACATAGATGATGTCAAAGATAAGGTATATGTTTGGTTTGATGAATCAGGTAAATGCCATGTAAAGATTCCAGAAAAAATTAAGGAATGTGTTAATGAATAATTTTCCATTTAAGTCTATAAGAAAAGAACAGCAAGAATATTTCATAATAAAAAATCAGAATCCTAATAAAAAATTCATAATTGCCGAACTTCCTACAGGTTCAGGAAAAAGTGGTATTGCCATAACTGAAGCCTTAAATGCAGGAAATTCATATCTGATATGTGCTAATAAATCATTGCAAGATCAGTATGAAAGAGACTTTTATAGAGAAAATCTTGTTTCACTTAAAGGAAAAGATAATTACATCTGTCAAAGACTAACAGGATATACCTGTGCCAACGGACCTTGTACTTCAACTAGTCCAACAGCAAAATATGTAAGAACAGAATGTAGAATGAAACATATATGTCCTTATATTGAGCATGTTGAAAATGCAAACAAAGCAAAGATTTTTCTTACAAACGGATCACTTATGTCAACGACACTTCACTGTGCAATTCCGCCTATGAGAGATAAAAGAAAATTGCTAATTTTCGATGAAGCGCATCTTCTTGAAAAATTTTTGGTTGATGCAGGCAGCATGGAACTCAATTATGAATATATGGAAAAGAAATTTGCAATTTCAAGATTTCTTAATAGTGAAGAAATAAATTTTCTTAAAACCGCAGAATTAACTTCAGGATCTTGCACAGAAAACAATAAAAAGTTCATAGACATTCTTAAATCTGCAATAAATAAACTGCACGAAAAAGAATATCCGGCAAAAGAAGAAACTGACATTAAGCCATCAAAAAATGAAATTAGAGAGTTGTTAAAATTATTCAATGATTCTAAACCTAAGCCATATCTTACTGAACTGAATACCATAAATGATAAATTCAATACATTTGAAAAAAATGAAAATCGTGATTGGTCTTTTGAATACAGACCAGATACAAAAACCCTAATTGTCGTTCCATTGAAAGTTGATTGGGTCTTTAATCAAGTAATGCTGCCTTTAGCTGACAAGTTTCTGTTTATGTCAGCTACGATAATTGATTTTAAAGTATTTTGTGATACATTAGGAATTAAGTATGAAGACGTTCTTCCTATACAAATAAATTCAACTTTTGATCCTAAAAAGTCTCCAATTTATATTGCGGGAAATTGCTCAACTAATTATAAAGATCTTCAAGACCCTGATAATATAGCAAAAATTTGTAATTCTATAAGAAGTATACTTGCAATATATCCTAATAAAAAAGGTATAATTCATACAGGAAATGTAAAAATATCAAGATTTATAAAAGAACATATAAAGGATAAAAGATTGCTTGTTAGACTTGATGATGTGACAAATAACATAATTCTTGATAAACACATTAAAAGTAAAAATACAGTTCTTGTAAGCAGTTCTCTTCAAGAGGGCGTTGATCTTAAAGACGATCTTAGCCGTTTTCAGATAATAGTTAAATTACCTTGGCTTTCTCTTGCTGACCCAAGAACAAAAAAACTTACAGATCAAAATAACAAATGGTATAGTACAGAAATGTGGAGAAGACTTATACAATCCTGTGGAAGAAGTACAAGAAGCTCAGATGATAGTTCCGATACATTTATATTAGATTCTTCATTTAAATATAATTATGAAAGAAGCAAAAGTTATTTACCACAATTTTTTAAGGATAGGCTAATATGGAAATAGAAATTATTGAACCTTGTGTTACATTAGAATCTTCAACTCCAGATATGGAAAATGTAATTGCTAGAGCATGTAGGGTGTGTTATAAAAGCGAAGCAAATTCTACACCAGAATCTGATAGTAAACTTATCAAAAATTGTATAAGTCGTGGACATCAAAGTGTTCTTGAACATGCATCAATGACATTTAGAATAGTGACAAATCGTGGTGTAACTCATGAACTTGTTAGACATAGGATTGGGTGTGCGTATTCACAAGAATCTACAAGATATGTTAATTATCAGAAAAAAGGTATTCAGTTTATCAATCCAAGTGTAATGAATCCTACATCAGAAGAATATGACATTATCAAAAAATCATGGCAAGAAGCTGCAGATCATTATAATGAACTTATTTCAAAAGGTGCTAAACCTGAACTCGCTAGAACGGTGTTGCCTAATGGACTAAAGACCGAGATAGTTGTAACAATGGATTGCCGTGCATTAAGACATTTCTTTGAACTTAGATGTAGTAAAAAGGCACATCCTGAAATTAGATTTATTGCATTTGCCATGTTAAAAATATGTAAAGAAATTGCACCCAGTGTATTTGGAGATATGAATTATGAATTTTGAAAAAGAAAGTGATTTTCTTAGAAAGTTAAGAATAAAAGATAGTGATAATTCTAGAATGCTAAGAACAAAAGTAATTCAAAAT